CGACAAGTGGCGGATTCAGTCTACAGCCGGCGGCGTGTTCGAATTCGTGACGCGCCTGGGCAACGAAGTCGGATACGACAAAGCGCCCACGGGCGATATAACACTTGGTCAAGGCGCATTTGCCCAGGGTCGGGCGAGCGTAACAAATGCGAATCAAGTCATCATTGCAGCCAATGCTTCGCGCCGTTTCCTCATGATCCAGAATAACGACGCATCCGCCTTTATGCGGGTCACGCTCTCCGGAGCGGCGGCAACAGCGGCGCAGGGGTTTAGGCTGGCGGCGGGGGATTCGTTGGATTTGTCCGGCTATCAGTGCACGGCGGCTATCAATGTAATGATGGAAACGGCGACGGCGGCGGCGGATAACGTCGAATGGGCGGAGGGCTAGCCAATGGGCATTAAACGCGGCGGTAGCGGCATGGCGGCGGGTACGCTTGCGCCATTCGCGGGCGGAACTATTCCGGCTGGGTGGCTGTCGTGCGCAGGGCAGGCCGTTAGCCGGTCAACATATGCCGCGCTTTTTCTCGCCATAGGCACAGCGCACGGGGCCGGGGATGGAGCAACAACCTTCAATGTTCCAGACTTGCGCGGTCGCGCCGTGTTCGGCAAGGATGACATGAACGGCATAGCGGCCAATCGCTTGACAATCGGCGGTAGCGGCATCAATGGGGCGACATTAGGCGGGGTCGGTGGCGGAGAAACGGTGACGTTAAACACAACGCAGATGCCAAGCCACGCACACGATAAGGGAAATTATGGGAATGGAAATATTGCAGCCGGTGCTGTTATTTTTGTGAGCAACGGAAGCGGGCAAAACACTACAAGCCAAGGCGGCGGGGCGGCGCATGCCAATGTTCCACCCGCGCTGGTTGCCCATTACATCATCAAGACTTAAGGGGAAAACATGCGAGTTTCAGTAATTTCGGCAGACAGGACAATCGTAATCGAAGGCGAGGCATTGACGTTCGATTTTCCGATATGGCCGGGAAACCTTCACGCGCTGCAATGGAATGGCGTTTCGGGCGCGATGGAATTCACAACCGGGCCGCAACAGTTCATTGATAACCCGGCATTTGTGCAGCCCTATATCGACGCATACAACGCAGAAGCGGCGCGGATCGCTGCCGAGCAGGCCGCACAAGGCGCTGCATGACGGCACCGGATGACGAATTTCTCATCCTCGCCGGTGTGGTGCTGATTGCTGGGGCTTGGTGGTACATGCGACAGCAAGAACAGCCGATTGGCGTCATAGGCGAAGGGGACGACGTTGCCGCCGATGAACTGATTACAGGGATATTCGACAAAATGAACATTTGGAAACCGCCGGCCGCTGCCGCGCCTTACCTGTCGGCGATTGCCGCTGCCGAACAAAAATACGGCCTGCCGACGAACATGCTGGCGCGCCTGCTGTATCAGGAAAGCCGGTTCCGCACGGACATCATCACGGGCAAGACAAAGAGCCCGGCCGGCGCCCTGGGCATTGCGCAATTCATGCCGGCGACGGCCCAGCAATTCGGCATCAACCCGCTTGACCCGTTCCAGGCCATCGACGCCGCCGGCCGCTACCTGTCGCAGCTCTTTCGCCGCTTTGGGAGCTGGAGCGAAGCCCTCGCCAGCTACAACTGGGGGCAGGGCAACGTGAGCCGCAAGGGCCTCGCCGCGGCGCCGACCGAAACCCGCAATTACTTCACGCAAATCTTGAACGACTTGGGACTGGAGATCGTATGAAAACCTCGCACCTGATCCTGCTGGGCGCCCTGGGCGTCGCCGCCTGGCTGGTACTGAAACCGAAGGCCGCCAGCGCTGCCGGCCGCACCACGACCACCTTCGACAAGGTGACGGAGATTTTGAATAACTCCGTACCGGGCGAAGCCGCCTGGGGCTGGACGTACTACAACAACGGCGTCGCCATCGGCCCGGACGGCACCTACTACAAGAACGGCGAAAAGGTCTGGTCGCCGGCATGAAGTTGAGCGGAGAAGCCCAGGCCGAGCTGGTCAAGTTTGCCGTGATCGGCGTCGCGGTGATCGGCGTCGCGTGGTATCTCAAACGCCAGGTGGAAGGCGCGGCTGATAGCGCACTGCAATGGGTCGATGACCTGTCCCTGAGCGACACCTTTGCCGACAACTGGCAAAAGGCCGGCGATACCGTACCGTTCACGCCCATGTGGTGGAGCAACCGCGCGGTGGACGCCTACCACAAGCTGCCGTCCGAAGTGCCGAAGGTGGTCAACCCGGCCAGCGACCAAAACATCGTCTACCAGGGCGTCAACGCCGTCGTTCGGAAACTGCCGGGCGCCAGCAATGACGACACGCTCGGCACCTGGCTGTACAACATCACTCACTAACCGAAAGGGGAAATCATGCTGCAACTGTTGAACCGTCTGAGAGAACCGTCCAGCTTGGCCGGCGCTGCCGTCCTGCTGGGCCTGTTTGGCGTGCCGGCCGCGCCGGAGATCGTCCAGGGCGTCGGCCACGTGCTGACCGGCCTGCTGGCACTGGCAGCAGTATTCGTCAAGGAAAAGGGCGTTCGCTGATGGATGCCGTGCTCCTTGCTGCCGGAACAGGTGCGTGCAGTTTCATCGGCACGTGGGCCGCGCTTAAGGTGCATTTGCACTACATGCGGCGCGACCTCAATCTGGCACATGCCAGGATCGACCGGGTGGAAAAGAAAGTGTTCGGGATCGACGGGCTACCAGCCCAATGAAAAAGGCCGGGAAACCGGCCTTTTTGTTTTAGAACGTCAGCGTTACCGTGCGCTCGTTGCCGTGGAATACCATGCAGCGCGTCTCGTTCCAACTGCTTGAGACCTTCCGGGTCGAGCATGAGGCGGAAACCTTCTTACCTTTCCATTCCTGGCCGATAACGTCGCCGTTGGCGTGCTCATCCAACGGCCCCTCCAGCACCTTCTGACCGTCGAAAAAGACGTGCAGTTGGAATTCATATTTCCATCCGTATTTGTGATCCACCCGGCCTGTGATCGTGGTGGTCTTGCTGTCGCCTTCAAAGCGGAAAGCCTGCGACGGCGATTCATAGTGCTTGACTGTCGCGCAGCCGGCCAGTGATAGAACGGTGAGGCATATCGGGATGTAACGCATATCGGCTCCTTGGTGTTGTTGTTGTGGCGCTGCAATGATGCCGCAGCCGGTTATCACTTGGCAATCTGAAAGCGGCCGATACAGCCATCGCAATCAACTGACCTGATAGCGGCGTGCTGTACCTCTTCAAAGGCACCGTGTAGCTTCGCCTGGGCGACTTTGCGGGGTACATCCCAATCCCGCATATAGAACTGCATCCGCCTGGTGCCATACCAGCGGGGCGCGACTGCCGCGACCCATTGTTCGCACTCCTGCACGGTCACAGGGACTTCCCCGAATAAATCAAGAGCAGGGTTAAGCGCTGCTTTCCTGCTTTTTCTTTTAGATTTTGTTTTCATATTGATTCACTTTTTTTAGTTATTTATCGAATATAGAAATAAAAAAATCCGGCACTGTGGCCGGATTGGGAAATTTTTATTTCAGGGGGATTTTAGACAGCCTGAAGGAAGGGCTGCAATATTTGCAAAAAAGGGTTCGGATTTAACCTGCGTCGTGATTTTACATAATATACAGAATTGGACAGTTCCTTCTGCGCAGCGCTTGCGGGAGTAGGGGCGGCGCTAGTTGCAGTTAAAGCGATCAATGCACCGGCTGCGATCCCACCCAGTTTTTCATAGATAAATTTCCATACTGCTTTTTCCTCAGCCGTCTTTGCGCGTTCTGCATGTACAGCTGCCAGCACTGAAGCGGGTTCAATCTCCAAAATTTCAGCAACACGCATAGCCGTGCTATCGCCGAGATAATCTATTCCATTACGGTATTTGCTTACTGCTGAACGTGTGACGCCGAGGATAGGCGCGAGAGCGTAATCAGAGGCTGCGCCAGTTTTGGTTTTTACTGCGTCTAGAAATTCAATAGTGGTATTCATTTTGATCGGCTCCAGGGTGATCTAGTCGTGATAATAGTCAACCGTTAAGCGACTATCAACCATGTGACCAATGGTTGACGCGTGTAGTTCCGGTTGACTATTCTTAGCCCGCGCTCGTCCCCGGTCTGATCGGCTCCACGAAAACGGCGGGGCGGGCGCACCCCGGCTGGATTAAAAATGCGACATCACAAATTTGTCGAGCGGCCAGCCTGGGGTACTTATTCGGGGGCGATCATGGACAAAGTCGCGGAAACAATGAAGACGATGCGTCAGGTAGTCGAGGAAACGGGGGCGTCAGGCATTCCGCTGAAAGACCTGTTCTTCGAAGTGGCGCGCCGCCTGGGCATGTCGCAGGACTATGCGGAAATGGCTCTAGAGTCATTCTGCGAAGAGTTCGGCGCTGAGTCTGATGACATTGTCCGCGTGCCGTTGCACTGATGATCGGTCGCGGAACGCACGTCGAGATAACAGCCGGGGACTATGCCGGCTGCTTCGGCGTCGTCCGCGACGTGTGGCTGGACGATTCCAGCCTGCCGCAGCTTTCCGTCGAGTTCTGGAGCGGTCGCGCCGGTCGCTTCGTCTGGTCGCTGTTCAACGCCTCGCAGCTCCGCCTGCACGTCCTGCCGCCTATCTCCCGCGAGTTCTTCGAGCTGGCCGTCATCGGCCAAGAATTGCGGGCCACCTGATGGTTCGCCATTGGTGCATCAAGTGCGGCCGACTGCAAGGCCATCCCAGCCTCTGCGCGAAGTGCAAGGGCCGCTGATGTACCTGCACCCCAACCATGCGCCGTATCGCCGCCTGATGCACGCGGAGCGCCACCGCCGCGCCCGTAACCGCTATTTCCTCCTGACCGTCGCCTCCATGAGTTTGCTCGGGGCGACGGTCTTTTTTTCTTCCTGGTACTGGTGACATGCCAACAAGCAAAACGAAAGTCAGCAAGACCAAGGTCATCGCAAAGCAACTGACGCGAAAGCAGGCCCTTGAAGTATTTCCGTGGAAGCGCGGGATGGGCGATGTGCGTGGTTTTTCCTACGATCCGAAGACAGGCCGAGCCAAATGGATATGACCAACTCAGCGGCCCCGCGTACTACTCTCGGTATCAGTGCGAAATCCCTACACGGCCAAAAACTAAAGCGGCGGACAGAAACGCCCGAACGGGATCGGATCGAGGCGCGCGAAATGCGCTATTCACTGCAACGGACGGCGCAAGGTCTGCTGTACGACCGCGACGCGCACAAACAGCACCGCACCTGTAGCTGCAGCCGCAACGTCGCATCGGACGGTGTGCCGGTGTACCGCGCCGCCGATGGCACTGACGCGCGCTTCGGCAATCTGCTGACATGCGGCAGCGTGTGGGCCTGCCCGGTGTGCTCGGCCAAGGTCACCGAGAAGCGCCGCGCCGAGCTGCAAGCGGCGATCAATAGCTGGGTGGCGTACCACGACGGCAAGGTGCTGCTGATGACGCTGACATTCCCGCATGAGTACGACATGCCGCTGGCCGAACTGCTGGAGAAATTCGGCAAGGCGCTCACCAAGTTCAAGAACAGCCGCGCCTACAAGCGCACGTTCGGCACGCTGGACAAGCCCGGCACCTACCAGCGCGCCGGCTCGGTGCGGTCGCTGGAAGTGACCCACGGCGCCAACGGCTGGCACCCCCACACACACGACCTCGTTTTCCTGAAAGACGACACGATCCTGGACAACGTCCGCGCGATGGACGAACTGCGCAACGAGTGGGTGTATCAGCTCCTCATGGCCGGCCTGGGCGAACCGGGAAAAATGAACGACATGCTGCAACACGCCTTCGACCTGCAAGGCGGCGACTATGCCGCTGAGTACGTCGCCAAGTTCGGCCACGAACCGAAGCTGTACGACGATTGGAGCGCCGCGCGCGAAGTGACCAAGGGCATGAGCAAGATTGGTGGCGGGGCGCATGCGACCCCGTTTCAACTGCTGGCGTGGTATCAGCAGAACGGCGACGTCGAGGCCGGCGCGCTGTTCCGTGAGTACGTGCAGCACTTCGACGGAAAGCGGATGTTGTCCTGGTCGCCTGGCCTGAAAAAGCACCTCGCACTGGCCGAGGATGAAATCAGCGACGAAGAACTGGCGCAGCAGGACGATCCGATGCCCGTGGAAGAGCTGGTTATCCGCCTGGACACCGACCAGTGGAAGCTGGTACTGACGCGCAACGCCCGGTTCGAATTGCTGTTCATCGCGGCCAAGCACGGCGAGGAGGGCGTTATCGCGCTGCTGGAAGAACTGACCGAGCGGCCGGCGTCGCACTCGGGCCAGTTCCTTGACCATTGCCGGCCACGTTTTCACTGAAAGGGGTAGCCATGTCCACCACGCAAACCATGTCCCGCGCGCAACGCATCGAACGTCTCGCCGCGCTCAATACCGAACTGGCCCAGCAGCCGATTCCCGCATTTCTGCCGGGCCGTGAGCTGCTGGAAAAGTACCGCGAGGCGGTCAGCCTCACCATCGAAATCGTCACCGAACAGGAAGGGGATCGGCTATGAACCTGCAAGGCAAGGACGTGAAGATCGTCTCCGGCAAATACGCCGGGCTGGTCGGCAGCGTCGAGGAAGTGAAAACGAACGGCATGGCGCGGGTGAAGGTCGCCGGCGTGCTGAATAACGAACCGCTGGACGTGACTGTCTGGCTGAGAAAGAAACAACTGGAAGGGGGCCAACATGGCTAAAGGCGACTTGATCGGGCATATCGACTGCCCATCCTGCGGCATAGAAAAGGGGATGCGCATCACGGAAGACAAGAACGGCCAGCCGTTCGGTTACTGCGAGGCTGACTGCTCGCAACAATTGCGGATCGGCGGCGACGCTCGCCGAGTTAATCAGTTTTTCGCCAAGCATCCGCATTTGAAGCGCCCCGGTACTGATACCCATACAGAGGAAAAACCGGCCCCAGCACCCGTACAGGAACCGATACCGGCCGCGCCGACCAAGAAAACCGGCATGGCCTCCGCACTTGACCACTTTGGATTATGACCATGAGCGAACAGAACGTAGTGACCGACGAAAAACCGGAAGTTAGCGACGACGAAGCGGCCAGCCTGGCCGCGATCCGCGCCGCAGTGGCGAGCGAGAATAAGGAACTCGGCCAGCAACAGGAGCAGGACGCACCGGCCGCACCCGTGCCGCCCACGCTGGCGATGGAAATCGGCGGCCTGTTGACGATGCTGGTCAGCATGGCAAAGCCGGTTCTGCCTTCGTTGGGTGCGATCTACACGCCGGAAACGACTGACGCCGTGGCCGGTGCCGTGGCCGCAGTGTGCGACAAGCACGGCTGGCTGCAGGGTGGTATCGCCAACGGCTACAGCGAGGAAATCTTAGCTGCCTCGATTCTGCTACCGGTCGGCTTTGCGACATACCAGGGCGTGCGCGCCGATCTGGCCGCGATGAAGCCTAAGAAGGAAACGGCCGCCATAGCGACCGAGGAAACGCCGGCCGCCGAGACAGCCCCGGCCGGCGAAGTGCATACGCCTTTCGTGGGCCCAGCCATCACCGAAGCGGTACGGTAAGGAGCGCGACATGTGTGGACCTGGAATTGGTAGTAGCGTAGAGCATGAAATCACGATTCATGCACCGTGCGGCAAGAAAGTCGCCTTGGCCTTTCCCGACAGCTTTAAGCAGCGCGGCACCGATGAAGACGTCGGTGCCGCGCTTGGCATGCTGGTTTCGCTGATGGGCTACGAGCGGCGCGGCTGGCAACTCAACATCAAGCGCACCGTGCGTACGGTAAGCCAGACAAAAAGCGAAATCTCCACCGAGGAGCGAAGCATTTGGTCGCGATGATTACCCAAGACGGCCGCCTGATCGTCATCGGCGGCGCTTCGCGCTCCGGCAAGACCGCCTATGTCGCCGGCCTGGTGAAAAACTCGCGCCGGGTGTGGGCGTGGGACCCGGAAGACCAGTGGGCGCAGCTACCCGGCTGGCAGCGCGTGACGCGCAAGGATCGGTTGGAAGCGGCCATGCTCAAGCGCGGCCCGCAGAAAATCGCCTACGTGACCGGCGGCGATCTGCCGCCAGCCTTCGACTTCTGGGCGCGCTGCGTGATGCATGCCGTGCGCTACGTCGAGCCGCTGGACGCCGTCGCCGAAGAGCTGGCGGACGTGACCAGCGCCAGCAAGGCGCCGGGGCAGTGGGGCATGCTGATCCGCCGGGGGCTGAAACGTGGCCTCAACCTGTACCCGATCAGCCAGCGCTGGCAGGAGGCTGACAAAACCGCCATCGGCAACGCTACCTCGTTCGTCTTTTTCCGCCACGTCGGCGACGAAGCGCCGCTCTACCTGAAACGGAAAACCGGCGTGCCGATTGAAATGATCCCGAAAGAGCCTCTGCACTACGTCGAGTGGGACCCGGCTACCGAAACAGCGACCCCCGGCCGCCTGCCATTCAAAAAACCGAAAAATTTTCCTGAAAAAAAGGCGCCGCGCTGACGGTTACCGATACAGGTACAGATACACATACAGGGCCTTTCGGCCCTTTTTCTTTGCCTGTTGAATGGGCCTTGCGTTTATTTAAACCCGGAATTTCCCGGAACCCATACAGGAGATATGCAAAATGGATCAATCGAAGCTGATGCAACTGGCTATTGCCGGCGGCATCCTGTTCGCCGCCTACAAGTTCGGCCCCGGCCCGGTGAAGGCCGGCGCGCTGGCGCTGGCTGCTGTGGCGGTCGGCAAGAACGTTCCCTACGTCAAAAACGTTGTTTAACCGAGGGCTGACAACATGAGCGTAGGAAAACTGACTCGCGAAGGTCTGCCGTTCTCGAACGTGGTCGCCACCGGCACCGCGACCAACAACATCACCCCCGGCCGCACGCTGGAAAACCTCAAGCTGAAGCTGGGCGGCACCGCGCTGACCAAAGCCATGCTGACGGCCATCAAGATCAAGGCCAATGGCAAGGTGATTATCGACGGCACCGGCACCCAACTGGACAAGCTGAACGCGTACCGCGGCGAAACTGTCAACGCGGCCTATCTGGATTTCCCGTTCGCTGACTACGCGATGCAGGACGAATTCAGCCGCATGGTCGGTGCGTTCGATACCAGTATCGGCATCGCTAACATCACGTCCGAAATCACCATCACCGGCGCCACCGCGCCCACGCTCAAGCCGATTCTGGTGGAAAGCGCTGCGCAGAAAGCGCGCGACGGCGTTGCAGCCCCGTTCGCTGCTGTCATGGCGAAGGTGTTGCAGTATCCGTTCAACATCGCCACCGGTGGCCGCCTGCCGTTCGTTGTGCCTTTTGGCCCACAGAGCGGCGCTGTCATCAAGCGCGTGCATATTTTCCATACCGGCAATATGACCGGCGCGACGGTGAAGCAAGACGGCCTGGTCGTGCATGAATCGCTGAAAGCGGAAAACGAGCAGGAGCAAGTGCGCTTTGGCCGCGTCCCGCAAGCCAACATGTACACCATCGACTTCGTGATCGACGGCGCCATCAAGAAAGCGATGGACACCCGCGATGCGAAGTCCCTGGAATGGCTGTTCGATTTCAGCGCTGCCGACAACGGCACCATCCTGGTCGAATACCTCGACGTGCTCGGCAACCTCTAAGAAAGGGGGCCGGCTATGTCTTGGGAACAAGTAGCGCAGGACTGGGGCGGCAAGATGGTGGATGCCGCCATCGCCCTCAAGGTGACGCAGCCGTATGAAATCGACAAGCTGCGTCTGCAAGCCTTGGGGCAGGGCGGCTACTACTCTGAGGGCCAGCCGGGCGTAAACAACAACGCCAGCGCGCCCTTGGTGGTTCCGTCCGGCTTGGTGATCCTGGGCGTCGTGGCAGTCCTGTTTTTCGTGTTGAAAGACTAGTCTCTTGTGGCCTGGCAGGATGATTTATTCAGAGAGGATGTGTCTCTTGGTCAAGAGCAAAGCCAGCAAGAAACAGGGGGCGGAATGAATCCAGCATTAATCGCTGCCGGCGCCCAGGTGCTGGGGTCGGCTCTGAAATCGGAGCCAGCCTTCGGCCAATCGCACAACGCTATAGACGCCGTTTTCGACAACAGCGGCTGGACGGTCAACTTCGGCGACGGGGCGGAAGTCAACCCGCAGCGTTCGGAGTTGCCGGGCGTCGGCGGCGGCATCAATACCACCATCATCATCGTCGCGGTTTGCGCGCTTGTGGCATGGAAACTCTACGTCAGAAGCCAGAAACGATAGCCATCGTGCCGGCGGCATGGTCGGCAGCGGCCGAGCGCTGGCTGCGCCTGGCGATGCAGCACGCCTCGCTGCACGACCTCAAGAACCAAGTGCAGCGGCAAGAGGCCATGCTGTTCCATGTCCAGGGCGACGGCGAGCTGGTCGGGGCGATGGTGTTGCGTGTTGAAGGCACCGAAGGCGTGATCGTGTCGGCCGGCGGCAACCTGCCCGGCTACGACTTCACGCTGGACTTGCTGCCGCACGTGGAAAAGCTGTTCATCAACGTGAAGTCGGTGCGCATCCATACCGCCCGGCCCGGCTTGGCGAAGAAGCTGACGGCGCTGGGGTACTTCCCGGCGGAAATGGTGTTCGTGAAGGATATTCAATGAAAGAAATCAGCAGGCGCGAGCTGTACGCCCTGGGCGAACCGATCGGCGACAGTTGCACGCGGATCGAGGGCGGCCGGCGCATCTACGGCGGCGGCTCCAAGTCCAGCAGCAAGAGCAACAGCACCACGACCAACGTCGACAAGCGCATCGCGGTGGAAACCGGCATCGGGATCAGCAGCGACGGCTCGACCATCAACGTGCAGGCGCTGGACGGCGAGATCGTACAGAAAGCGCTCGACACCGTGGCCGCTGCCGACGCGACCAGCGGCGCAGGGTTTACGCAACTGCTGACGCTCGCCGACAAGCTGTTTACCGCCGGCGGGGACATCCTCACCAAGACGCAAGACACCACGTTGGCGCAGCTCGAAACCATCAACACGGCCGCCAACGATGAAAAGGGCAGCATCGACCAAAAAACCATGATCGTGCTCGGCATCGCTGCTGCCGGTGCGGTCGCCTACGTGGCCTCGAAGCGGAAAGGGTAAGCATGTATCAACGCGTAACGTTGGCCGCCGGTGTGGCCGTGGATTTTCAGGAAGCGTCGGATTTTTTCCGCATGCTGGAAGGCGCGCAGGCCGATGCCAGCGTGATTTTTTACTATCAGGGCCGGGAAGTCTCGCGCGCCGAGAACATCGGCGAGGGCTACAGCGAGCGCTTCACCACAGGCGCGTTCGACAAGTGGCGGATTCAGTCTACAGCCGGCGGCGTGTTCGAATTCGTGACGCGCCTGGGCAACGAAGTCGGATACGACAAAGCGCCCACGGGCGATATAACACTTGGTCAAGGCGCATTTGCCCAG